CCCCGGAAGAAAAAACAGCCACAATAGCTCTCTGAGTTTCATCGCAGGTTCCCTTAGTTATTTCGGGAGGTTTCGCGCCAAACGGAAGCCCCGTTATCCCACTCAAGGTTGATGACCGAGCTGAGAGCGCCGACCCACGGACCGTTCAAAGCGAGCCCGGTGCCGTCTTGAATTTTAACGGTATTCGTTGCGCTCGTTCCGACCAGGGTCAACATCTGACCGTTGACCGTTCCGGCCGCGATTTGAGGGCTGGCCGTGACCGTTACCGCGCCGCCGCTGCCGGCGATATAGTTGACCGTCAAAGCGTTGGTGGAAGTGAACGTGACGCCGCCGACAGCCGTGACCGAAGACGGGGAAGCGAAGGTTGAGACGACCGTAGGGGCGCTCGAAGACGGAGCGGAACTCGACCAAGTCGAACCATTCGAGGTCAGAACGTTCCCGCTCGAGCCAGGCGCGATAAGGTTAACCGACGAGGTCCCGTTACCGGATAGGAGGTATCCAGCCGTCAGAGTGGCGAGGCCCGTGCCGCCCGTATTCACTCCGATTGCAGTCCCCGTGCTCAGCGCGCTGACAGGGATATTCGAGAGCGTGTTGCTTGCCCCAGAAATCGTCTTGCTCGTCAGAGTAAGCGTATTAGTGTCGGTCGCGAACGTCGTACCCGTGCTCGGAACAGAAAGAGCGCTACCGCCGGTCGAGTTCTGAATCGTGTCTGCCTGCTTAATCGTAGTGCTGGACGCAAAAGCCTGAGCAGTGAAAATAAAAGCCAGTAAAAGAAGTGAAATCCGTTTCATGATTAGACCCTCCGAGAGTCTTCAGACCAATTAGTGCCATCCCACGTATAGTCAATCGCCTGACCATACGTCCCCATGTTGATCGGGCCGTTCATGTCCACTCCGGACACATTGGGAATCGTAAGGTAGTTCGCAGCCGCTACCGATTTAAGTTTCAAGCGCTGCCCGACCGTGGTTCCCGCAGCGATAGGAGGAGTCGCCGTGATCGGCACCGCTCCCGATCCAGCGCTTGGCTGAATCCACCAAACCTGCTCGGCCGCAGTAGTAGGCACGACGCCAGTCCCGGGAACGACCGAAACAGGAGCAGATGCAGAGCCATGCACTTCGATCGATCCGCCACCGCCGCCAGTAGACGACAGGGTTATGTTCCCATCGGCGTCGTCGGTGATGGTCATGTTCGTGCCGGCGATAAGTGACTTCAGAACCGCAACGTTTACGTCGTTCTGATAAAAAATACCTACTCCGCCGGGAGCGTTCTCAATCGCGCCGACGCCGCCGCCCACACCGACCCCGGAAGAGCCGGTCAAAATAAATCCGCTTACTTGCTGACCAGCCGCTGGAGCCGTACCGAAAACGACATTCCACGTTCCGCTGATCTGCTCGACCGTATATTCTGACTCTTGGCACTCGACTCCGTCCAGGGTAGGAACGGCGGAGTTCGCGTTGATCGGAGCCTGCGGGAGAGGAAAGGCGACTTGAGTTCCGTTGCCTTGAACGGTCGGGATGACGACCAAACCGAGCGTCGACATAACGGCGTCGAGCTGGTCGAGCTGACCCTGAAGGTTTCCTGCGGTCGCGACGTGGTGGCCGGCATTACTGACCGGGAAATAGCCCGGGTTCGCCGTGATGAAATTCAGCCATGCGATCCAGTCGGATAGGATACCAAACAACCAGTTATGCCATCCGGAAGGAGGTCTAAAGTTCGGAGTAAACCCGGTGAGCTGCTCGCCATCCGTCGGCTGTTGCCTGACGGAGTTATTCCCCTGGGTCCACGCCGGTAAAACGTTTGGCTGCGTTGGATTTGACATCTTTTCTCCCCTAACTCTACGTTAAAATTACGCGCATGCAAATTCTCCGTGTAGCTTAGATCGACTCTCAGCTAGCCACAGGATCACTTTTTCTTTGTCTTTAGATTGAAAGAAATGAACCGCCCCAGAAACCTTTATTCTACCGCGCCACCTATTTGTCGCACCGTGAAAATCCAGACCTTTAATGTTTCCGTCTTTGTTCCTAGTCCGGTTCCACATATTTTGAAGAGCTGTGCATTCTCTTAGGTTTTCAATTTTATTATTAAGTGGATTTCGATCAATGTGATCGACCTGATCAGGAAAATAACCATTCACAATGGCGAATATCACCCTGTGAACGTAGTAATTTTTTTTCTTAAACCCAATCGTTGAATGTCCAGTTTTCTTATTAGGATGGCTTTTAACTATAGAACCAGATGGCCCACTCCCAGGAAGAGACTTTTTTCTAATCAAATAACCATCAGAGTGATATTCAAAGTATCGTTCAAAATCTTTTATAAGTTCGATTTCTTCTATTGGGGTCATGTTAAGTACGTCCCTCCACACAATGGATCTGAAAGGCTTCCGTACCCGAGCCCTGATGGATCGCTTCCGTCATAGGCGAATCCACCACCGGCATACTCCCAAAGTTCCGCGTACTTCCCGCCAACCGTTTGACTTCCATCGTCGTACCCGAACCCGGGCAGCGGGCCGTCATAGGCGAACGCCATGGTTGGATCGAAGGACACGATTCCGTCGACACGGACCCCGGCCGGAGTGGCCTGAGATATTGTTTCGATCAGATTGTCCGCAGTCGGTTGGTCAGGGACTTGAAATGAAGACTCGAGCAGAATTTCCGCGTTCGCGCCTTCGTAAAGGATCACGAACGGAGCTCCGGTCAAAAGCAGGAAAAGCTGGATGACCTGTTCGGGCTGACCCTGGGACGTGTTGATTTTAATCTGGCCAAGAATGAGGTTCAGGTAAAGCGCATCGCTCATGCCGGCCGGGCGGGCGATGCCAACGATTTGACCGATATTGTCGAGTTGCTGTCCTTGCGCGTCCGGCAAATACCGAAGCGTGTTCATGTCGGTGAGCGAGTTCTCGATGATCTGAATCTGCTCAACGATAGCAGTGATTAAACCCTGCAAATTAGGCGCGTTTTTGTACTGGGTGACCAGTCTCGCAATTGCCTGCTCTACGTGGTTATTAATCGGAGTAAACAATCATCACCCCGCGCTCTTGTTGATGATGATGAAATCAGTTTGAGTGAACGCCTGCTCGTAAGCCGCGATCGGAATGTTGTTCGACTCCGTTGGCCCCGGCGTGGTCGAGACGTAAATCGTCGCGTAGTCGATGCCCGGGATACTCGCGAGTTGTGCCGTCAGGTACGGATCCACGATAACGCTCACACCTTGATTCAGGCTGTTGATGTAGGTGTCAAAAATCGTTTGAATGAGCGCCTGACCGTTCGATGGAAAATTCAAGTTCACGAGCAGGTTGGCCGTGATGTAGACGTCAACGAGTGTCGGCCGTGAGAAGTAAATGACGTGAGTCTGCCCCTGCGAATCGGTGATCGTATAATTGCTCGACCCGTAAGTTTCGATCCCGGCCGGCTTCGCAAGCCAAATGGCTTCCGCAACCGCCGCGTCGGTCCCGCCGTTGACGACGCACTCGAAGCAATGCGGAGGTCTTCCGTCTCCGTCTGGAACGTCGTCCACATTTTCGTAAACGAGCGCGGATTCAACGCCGGTAGTTGCTAGCAATTTCGCCCGAATCGCTTCCACGGTGCCTGCGCCAGCGATTTGAAGCTCTTCCGCCATACGCGCGCGGTAGGCGGTATCCGTTTCGACATTCGAGCCCACAGTGGCGTCGGTGATGTTGAGCGCGTTCGTGAGGCCGGATACGGGAGTCAGGATGTTGGTAAGCGTTCCTGCGTTCGCGATGATCGGACCGGTGTCGGTAGCCGTGAGCGTGACGGAAAGCTGATCGACACCGGCTTGTGTGATTTCGGTGGCGACGGTGACCGGCGTACTTCCCGAAGTGACCATCGTCGATGTTGATGTGAACTGAGGCTGAACCATGAGGCCGCCGGTTCCGGCACCATTGAAATTGACAGTAAATCCTGCGGTATAGCTTCCGGTGACGGTGCACCCAGAGCAAAAAGGAAGAGTCTGAATCGCAGATTGAAGAACAGACGCCGTGATGTTGTACGCGAGATTTCCGGTGGATTGCTCAGCGTTCGCAACCGTCCAAACACCACTGACCGGCGTTCCGGAAAATGTGAGCGTCTGAATGCAGTTCGCCCCAGGTCCAAGCGTCGCATCGGCCGCAGTCGCGAACACGCTCGCTGGCGCGTTCTGAACCGAGAACTGAGTCCCGGCAGGGATCAGGGTGCCACTGACACCAAAAAGCTTTTCATTTTGCTGAACGGATGCAGACGCCTGAAGTCTTGGAATCCCCCGGAGCGCGCCCACGTTGTCCAGAGACGCGCCGGAAGCCTCGTCAGGGACGGCAGAGAAATAGGTATCCTGCATGGCTTGCCACACGAGCGACAGGCGCTCTGCAATGATGCCATTGAGCTGACCAAAAAAAGCTTGAGGGGCTACGTTCGCGTCGGCCCCGAATTGAGCCTGAACCGCATTATTTAGATCGGTAAGAAGATCGGTGAGCAGCGGAAGAACGAAGCCTTGGACCGTTACGCCATACCCAGTGCCAGCGCTCATGATGGCGTCCCTTGGATCGTAGAGTTAGTTGGTAAAGTAATTTGAGCTGGCACGGTTATAATCTCCCCCGTACTGGTCTGAGCATCCACTGAAATCGAAAAGGTCCGGCTTTGATTTGAGTAGTTGAAGGTCACGTTCATGACCTGAGTTACGCCCGGAACCGCGACGGCCGCGTTTACAATGTCCGCCTGTACGACGTCTAAGTTTGGATTCTTGATCAGGATTTGCTGTTTAAACGGAATGCCCTTGGTCGTGTCTAGGAACCACTCGCCGAGCCAGAGCTGGAGCGTCTGTTGAAGGTTCTGAGCGATGGCGTCGGTGCCGGTGACGAGATAAAGGTCTCCGTTTCGGATATCTAAATCGTTTGTCACGAGGTTCATTCCGAGATCGCTCATTGAACGCTTCCCATCCCGATAATAGTTTCAGCGGCATTCGTTTGAGTCGTTCCGCCTGCGCCGGCCCCCGTGAACACCTCGCCTGGAATTCCGATAGGAGTCTGAAGCCCCGGTCCGGCGTGTCCGGCCGGGAGTACGTCCATGTTCGCCACGATGTCGGCGTAAAGAATGGCTATGGCGCTCTCCCAGAGCGCCTCTAACTGGGAAACCGTGACCGGAGTTCCCGGAGTGGGAGCAGAGTTGAAAAACAAATCTGCAATCGCTTTTCCTGGCGGTGTTGGGTTCAGTGCCATCTCAAGATTCCTGGAGGTTCATTATTTTGGTCGCGATCTGAGAATACGTTTCAAAATCATTCAAGGGCTGAGGCCCAAGCATGGTGTTTACCGTGTCTTCGGAAAGCGTTTGGAAACCCTGTTGGACCAAGGATATCAAGTCGTCGGTCCCATTTGTAATCTTAAATTTCCCGCTCGGGTATATGTTGATCGCAGCCGTTCCGTTCACGATTTCAATCGCATCGTCGGTGGCCGGAGAGAAGGCGTCCGGTATAGCTGAGCCGCCGATCAAGGCGTAAGCGTCAGTGATATGACTCTTCCGAGTGCTGTTTGGATCGCTTTCGCCGCCCTGCGTCTTCCAGTTGTCCAAGGACCGCTGAGAAAAGACCAAGGTCACGTCGTCGCCCGCCGTCAGCGGCATATGCATGAAGGCGGCCCCACCCTGCGCGCGCGGGTGCTTCACGGGAACGTTCGGAATCACTGGCGGGAGCACGAGCGAGCCATCGCTGAATTTTTGGTAGAGTTGAATCTGGACGTCCGCGTACTGCGTGGCCTTATCGTAGGCGACGATTTTCGCGGGCAAGCAAAAATTCAAGTCTAACATCAGCGTTTGAACCACTGACTGAATCGTGTCGTAGAGTGTGGGTTTTAAATTCCCTAAGCTCATGCAGCCGCCGGAGGCCTGGACGCCTCGCACTTGGAAAAGAAGTTTCCTTCCCAGGAATCAAAATCCTGGGTCACGCTTTGAATCACGTAGATCCCGTTTATAAACTTGCTGACGATATTCACTTGCTGCCAAAGAGTCAGGTCGCACCTGAGCAGATGAGTGAACGAAACGTTGTTTTGCGGGCTCGCGGTAACGGGGGACGCGGCGTCTTGAAAACCAATCACGCCCGGAGGCTGAACTTCCGGAATCCCGATAAGACCAGTGTCTACCGAAATGGTTATTGGCGGGGCCGGCGTTCCGTTTCCGACCTTAAGGACGTTCACTTTTCCGTCGACTATCGTGGCGCTTAAGCCAATCGACTGACAGACCTCGAACAGTTCGACCATTGGGCTGCGACTCAGGACGTGGCCTTGGTTAAAGCCCCCGCTCGGAACGTCTTGAATATTCCCGGCCGTGATTCCGTCTTCGGCCATCGCTGCGATGCACGCGTTTATTATTTGCTGATAAGTGACAGCGCCCTTAAAGCTTTTGTTGATGGTCCCGTTCACGAGCGCAGATTGTGCGTCGCCCGCGATGATTTCGGTGATGTAATCAGGACCGCTCTTATGAGTCACGCACCATAGGATGTTCCCAGCGCCAATCCGGACCGCGACGTTATTGTACCCAGCAAAGATTTCGATCTTTGTCCCGATTTGAGACTGAAGAATAGATCTCGAATTCTTACCGAGATTGTAGAGCGTCAGATGTATTTGATTCGTATTGAAAGCAACCGTCGGCATGACCTGCACGATGTTGCCCTTGATCCTGAAGCCCTGCGACCCGTCTTTTTGAACCGACGAGAACTCGGTGTATGAATTCGAGTAGTCTATTTTTGAAGCGCCCAGACCAACGTCACTCAAGCTCGTGGCGTAGACCCTGACCTTTACGATACGGCCAAAGTTACTCCCCGCCATCATAAGACGGTCCCCGCCTCAAGGTAGTAGAGTCTTACGTTCGCGCCTAAATCGAATTGCCCTGGATCGGCGTTATTTCCGCTCGTGTCGAACGCGAAAAGAGTCCCGGGCAAATCGACAAGGTCAACAAACCGGTCGAAGAGAGGCCAATTAACGACGATGGGAACCGGCCCTACGAGCATGTTCCGGTTCTGATCGGCAAGCGTGAGGCACCACTTCCCCTGGCCGTTATTAATCCTTGGGTTGAAATAAAGCGCGATTATGTACTGAGTTCCGTCGAGCTGAACATTCTGCTCGTAAATCGGTAGACTGTTATCTGTTGGGACCTCAAGAAGTGCCATCTCATGCCACCAAACTCGGGAATTTAGCGGCCATTCCCGGGGCACTTCCTAACGACGAGTTTTGGACACCGCTTTGGATTTGCGAGCTCGCTTGCGCCGTCGTTTGGCTTCCGAGGTTCGTGGAGCTCGACGCCGAGTTGATGACGTCTTCACTCGTCTGTGTTTTCTGAACACTAAGCGTACTAGTAATAGTGATTTGCTTGATATCCATTTCAAAATCGAGAGCATATCCGGTCTCCTCGTTTCGGGGGAACCTGAGCTTTTTGATCACGACGTTCGGATAGGTCATGCGTTTGGTGATGAGCGTGAACGGAGTCTTTGACTGGTAAGCGTTTAGAAGGATGGTCCGCGAGACGGCGTCGACTGCGCCAGTGATGGCCGACGAGCCGATGCTACTCGCATTCCCCTGAAGGGCAGAGCCCACGATTCCGGTCGCTTGCGAAAGGCCGCTGTTGAGCAAGTTCGAGCGCGCCTGAGAACTGGAATAGGCGGCGAGCGCGCCGGCCGCGATGTTCGCGAGCGCGACCGATAGGTCAAGCGGCGTAGCCGAAATAGTTCCCTTGAGCCGAATCGTAGGATTGAGAAGCTGAATGTGGTCGGTGACCTCTGGCCCAGCCTCGACCGGGAACTCGGTCACTTCGGCGTCGTAGTCCACCGACTCGTCTTTGACGACGTCGAGGACCGCCAGCGGAACGGGCACGCCGTTCGCCGTGTTCGTTTGAAGGAGCACCGTCCTTCCTAGAATCTGGCCTACTCCGCTTGCGAGTGAGTTGATGACCGCCATTAGTACACCCTCGTCCGGGCCGCGTCGGCCTTGGCTTTTCTCATCGCCATTTCATTCGCGTCGGTTTGAGCCTTCTTAGCGGCAGTCGCTGTGTCAGAAACGGTCGCTTTCTCTGGAGTGGATACGGTCAAGTTATTCACGACGTTGTGAGTTTGGTTCACGACCGGACCTTGACTAGTGCCTCCGCCAGCGTACGCAGCGGTCGGGCCGACCTGGCTGAAAGGAGCCACGCGCGGGGCGCTTGCAACTTTTGATTTCGGACCCGCTTGATTCAGGATTTCTTTTTGTTCATCGGGATGAATCAGATCGTAGAGTTTCCCGCCGATACCCTGACCGCCGGTTTTACTATCGATGTAGTCGTTCAGCTTCGTCGCAAGCTCGTACCCTGCCCATCCGGCCGCGACTACAGCGGTCAGTCCGCCAAGGAAACTTCCAATCGTCCCTGCGAGTCCGCCGATTGAACTCGCAATAGTGGAGAACGTCGGACCAATTCCGAGGAGTGTCGCCGCGAACTTCGCAATCGCGAACCCCATCGAAAGAAAAGAAGAGGCGATGCTGATCGTCTTGAACGCAACGAAAGCGTAGACTAAGTCCTTCACCACTTGTGAAGCGCCGCCAAGAGCCGCGATCATTGGCTCGAGAAACTTGATGATTCCAACGCCGGCATCGAACACGCCCTCGAGAACATTCGCGAGCGTGTCTAAGAACCCGGTGATTCCGGACGCGATAAGTTTTTGATTTGCCTTAAACCATTTCTCGAATTGCCCCACGAGTTTCATCACGTGAGGCATGATTTTAGCGCCGATTTCAAGACCAAACTTACGGAAGACAAACCACAGCTTGGTGATTTGCTGATCCATGAGCTTGCCTTCGCGAAGCATCTTTTCATTGAGTACTGAGTTCTTATCCGCCTCGGAGTTCAGAGCCTTGATGGCGTCAGGACCTTTTCGCCAGAGGTTATAAAGCTTGTCGCTCCCGTACGCGAGCTCCGTCATACGACGAGCGGCGAGCGGGTTTTTCTCCGACATCTTTTGAATTCCGCTCGAAAGGAGCAACGCCACGTCGCTGACTTTCGTCATCGGATTCTGAATGGCGGCGAGCATCTCTTTCGTTTTTCCGCCCGCCGCAGCCATATTGTAGAGCGCTTGCGACGCCTCGGGCACGCCCGCGCGAGCCTTGTCGAGCGTGTCGCCTAAGTTCTTAAACGCACCAACGACGTCTTCGCGAGTCGCGTCGGCCGCGACGCCGGCCGCGTATTCGTACTCCTGAAGGGCGTCAGTCGTGATTCCGAGTCCGTCCGCTTGGTCCACTACCTCGCGACTAAAGTGAGAAAAGCTTTTCCCAGTAGCGAAAAGTCCAGCGCTCACGCCCGCGACTTCGAGCGCGAAACTTTTCATCTCGGAAGAGAATTTCTTGATTCGGCTCTCAGCTTGGTCCACTGCCTTGCCGTCAAATGACAGCGAGACCTTGACTCCAAACTCTCTAAGAACCTGACCCAGACCCACTTTGAGACCTAGCCTTTCTGGCTGACAACGTATTGGCCTTCTCTTGAACGTCCAGAGCCTTATTCGCCCTTAGAACCATCGGGAGGGTCCACCCCTTCAGAATCAATCCGTAGTCGTGGCCCTCATTCACCAATCTCATGACCGGCCAGCACATGCCGTCCGGAACCGGGACAGTTACGCCGCCGCTTTCTCCGTCGCTTTCTGCATCATCGTCGCTATCCCGTCCCCAATAGCATCGAAAAAATCCTCGTGCGTGAAGGCAACCGCCTCGCCCACGACTCGCATCATCGATCCAATCCGGCCGTGAAAGTGGGTTTTGATGCCGACTTCGTTCAGGAGGATTTTCTTGTTCTCACCGTCAGTCGTCCCCTGAACCTCAATCGTGGATAGAATCCGTTTCATGAGTTTCATCGATTCTTTCGGATCGAGCTTGGACAGAAAAAGAGTCGTGGCCGCAGTGAGCGCCGAGGACAGGCTTGCATCTGAACCAGACGCCCCAGCCATCGAAGCTGCCGAACCACCAATCATTTTCATGAGATCAACACCGATCTCCCACGCGAGTTCAACTTGCGCGTGGGAGACCAGATATCTGAACCCATCAACTGTTACTTCTTTGTGCATTTCACTCATTTGAGATTAGTCTCCTCATCTCAGGTTTTAGAACTTAAAGAGCGCCAGTGCTCACGTTGAACTCGCCGCCGGCTTCGATGTCGAGGTATCCGGTGATCAGAGTCCATTCACGGCCCTCAGGTTTGTCGCCGAAGCCGACTTTCACCGGCTTATTGACGACGACCTGGCTCGCTTGCACGACGGTCGTTCCGTTTTTGTCGCTGAGCCGAAAAGGCACAACGGCGACGGAGAGGTTTTTTTGCTGAAGGGCTTGAAACAGAGTGTTCAAGTAGTCGTTCAGCGGGCTCGCTTGCTGGAAGGTCAGCTTGATTTTGCCCTTTTGAACGGGGCTGATCACGAGCGTCGCTTCTCCGTCGGATCCAGTGCTGATTTCGCCGGTATCGTTATCGCGTTCGCACTCGACGAAAGTTCCTTCTAAGAAGCCGCTTCCGGTCTGGGTTCCGATCGTGACTGTTACGTCATCCGGCGCATATTTTCGGGTAATTCCACTAGGCATCGTAAATTCCTCCTAAATTCTTTGGTTAGCTCGTGACGTAGACTTGCACGTTGATTTTGTTGATCGCGCCGGCAAGCTCGCCATTCGCTCCGATTCCATTCAACACACGGTTCGATTTATCGGCCGAAGTGACTTGCGACACGTCTGGAGCGAACACGTCCCAGCCGGGAGCGAGTCCGTTTTGATTCTGACCTTGCTTCATGGCCGAAGCGATTCCGCTTTCCAACATCGCGATCCCTTGATTCGTGTAAGGGATTTTGAGGTTGAGCGGGTCGGTTTCAATCGCAATGATATTCGTCTGAATCGTAGAGGCGAGCCAGTCGAGGAAAATCGTAACGTCGAAATACTCTCCGGCCGGCGTGATTCCGTACAGCGTGGTTCCGTTCCCGCCGATCGTGACGTAAATATTCCCGTTGTTCGCGAGGATATTTGCGATCTGAGTTGGGTTGAGATTGTCCGGAGTAACTCCGGCCAGGGTTTTCATCGCCCAGTTACCCGTTCCCGGAGTCGTCGAAAGCATGTAGCCCATCCACGCCCCGTCCGGACCGTTCGTATTCGCCTGAGCGGAGTACAGGATCAGCGTGCGGTCGAACGCGAGGCCCATGAGAGTGGCCATGACGTTTCCGGCCGAGTTTGAAAGCACAGCGGAATCAAGCGTCGCCGTGACGTACACGAGAAGCTGAGTCTCGATGTAGGTCGCGATTTGAATAATGTCCGATGCGACGTGGCTCGTGCAAATGACGCCGTACGGGTAAACGTTCGGGGTCACGACCGCGTAGAGAGCCTCGATGTCCTGGACGATGGTGTGGTTCGGAGTCGTGTTCACGTGGGTCAGATCCGAGTCGACCGCCGTGTAGCTGATGCCGAGGCCCGGAGTCGAGGACGTGAGGGTCAGCGTTGCGCCGGAACCGCTTCCGGTCACCGCGCCGGTCACTGGCGAGTTGGTCGGGAATGCGGTAGCAATCGCGGCGAGGAGAGCCGCCAAAATCGATTGCTGAGTATCGCCGCTTGGCTGCGACGTGTACTGAATCACGGTGCTATTCATCGTGAATTTGTACGCGTGCGAAGGGGTCAGGGTTCCGACTTGGAAGGTATCGACCTGATCAACGGCGGCCGTAAACTTACCGATCAGCCACTGAGCAGGGACGATGGCTTGCGAACTCAGCGCAACCGCTTCAATAAACTCAGGGTCGCTCGACATGAACCCGTCGGAAGTCATTCCGTCCGTGCTGTCGTAAACTCGGTACACGTCCGAGAACCGATCAGACGGTCCAAAGATGACGGGGATGTTGAACGAAGCGACCTGCACCGTCCGGGTGCTTTTCGTGATGGTGACGTTTACGATAAGTGCTGGCGATGCCATTTAAAACCCTCCTAGGGTAAAACTATGCTTTTGGTTCTGTTTCCGGAAGGCGTTTCGATTTCCAGGTTCACGGTTTCGATCACGCCCGGTTGATCGCTTAGGTTCTGAGCCAGTCCGAGCGTAAGTTCGAACCCGCTGCGCTCCTCGTAGGCCGTCTCTTCGAGCGCCGTAAGATTCCGAGGCCGACCCACTTCCTGAACAGAGATCCCGGCCGCTTTCAGTTTGTCCAAGACGCTTTGCCGCATCAGCGACGAGTTCAGGTCCATCGAGAGTTGCATAGCCATCGGCCGGTGAATGTTGGTGTTTCCGAACACCTGCACGGATAGCGTCATTTCCATCTGCATGCCTACCGAGAACGGATTCAGCTTGGTGCTCTCGTCGGGGTTGAAAAAGAGATTCGCCGAACGCCCGATTGGGCGCGGACCGTCGATGATTTTCAACGTAACGAGCGGGCGTGCCTGTAGCGGTGCAGATTGATCCATCCATTGGATATGCTCCCCCTCCTCGCCTTCGGGGAAAACGCCTTGAGTAATACCTTCGATCCAATCGTATATTGCGTCCTGGATCAGAACAAGGTTTAAAGTCCCGGCCGGATAGCTCATGGGGCGGACCTCGTTTGATCGGTCGATTGCTCAGGCTCGCGCCAAATAATCGTCATGTAGTACGGTAAATCGACGTTCTCCCACTTCGTAACGGCCATCGCGCGGAAGACGTCGCCATTCACCGTGATGCGGTCCCCGGTGGCCAGAGTCTGCTCACTGTCGACTAGGATCGGGGCGTCGGTGTAGAATTTGTAGCACTGCTTAATCCGGTTGCCTTCTTCCGGAAGCTTGAGCTCGCGCGCAGAGGTGGGCTGCATCGAACCGCATACTTGAATCGTTTCGACCGGTCCGGGGGTGTACCGGCCGCGAACGTACGAGCCAATCGTCGTGCGGGTGACCGCGTATTCTCCCGTCAAGAATCTGCCGATAAGACTCATACGAACACCGTCCCGGAAGGTAGGTGATGAGTCTCAGGAATAACGAAAGTGAGTTTCGCGGTTTTAAGAGACGGCATGATCTTCCCGTTTTCTGCGAAAACATCGGTTATTTTTTTCCAGTGCTCCAGATCAGGGATGAGGTGAATGACTTTCGTAGTTTTTGTGCAGTCGTCACACACGACAATTCCGATCAAGTTCGCCGAAGCGGGCTGCCACACCTTCGGGTTCGCGCCCTCAGGCCAAAGTAAAATTACAGGCTCCCAAAGGCCGGGCTTACCGCTCGTGCATTCTCTGGAGCTGCACTCGGCCCTCAATCGTCCTTCCCCTCTTTGATCTCCCAATCAATGGTATCGCGGAGCTGTCCGGTGTCGATGAGCGTGTGCGAAGAGCCCTTTCGTTTAATGGTCTCTGGCGTGTTCGGAGGCGGAATGCCTTCCTGAATCTTATTCTTGAACGTCGTGACGAGAAATTCTCCGATGCGTCCGAGCGCCTTTTTCTTGTCCGTGCGCCCGAGCGCAACCTGGAGGGACGCCGTCTTACACATCCGGATGAGCTGCTTATTGATTTCGGACATCCCGGACCGCATGAAGGACCGCTCGGGGATGCCCTGATTAGGTGACCCGAACTCGTGAACGGCCGCGAGCTGGGCCATCGTGATTGGTGCCGCTTCGGTCGATCCGCCAAGGCCCGGAAGACTCGGCTGATGCCCGGCCTTTGGCTTATACTCGCCAGAAGACCGCAGGTAGCCCGCGAAGACAGCGGTCTCGCCGGAGTTCTTTTTCATGTCGTACATGAACTCCTTCCAGCCTCTGTCTTTGTCGAAAAAGTTCCCCATTTACGGGCACCATCCACCGGACCATGGGCCACACGGAGGCGCGCCCGTCACGCCCATGGCGACGATGGTCTCGTTCCTGAGTGCGATGAAATCGACGCCGTACCGAGTGGAGGAAAGCCAGGCGTCGCCAGACCCCTTCTCGGCAACCGTCTCGTACGACCGGGAAAGGTCGCCAACTTGTTCGGCCGTGATTGCGCCTCCGGCCGATCCGGATCCAGTGTGCCCGCGTGAGCAGAGCATGTGCGCCGTCATCAGCGCAGTAGCGTACTGGACATTGCCACCCCATACGGAGGCCGGAACTCGATTCGACGCGATGTCGATATAGGCGGCGACCACGGCAGAATCAATTTTGCTGAATTCGCTAAAGAGAATCAGAAAATACTGTCTGTCGATGTTCACCGCCATATCTCATCCACCCCTGGATTAATCCTCGTCGTCGTCTTCTTTAATCGTGTTGTTCAGTAGTGGCTCGATTTGCTTAGTGAGAACGCGCTTCACTTTGTGGCGCGTTTCCTCGTCGATCCATCGTTGCAGGATGTCCCGATTATAGGTGTTCTTCACGATGTCGATGGCTTTCTTGTCATCGAAAAACGAGAGAGAAATTTCGCGGTCATCAGCGCCGATGATTTTCTCGACGAGCTTTCCGGTCTTCGGGTCCTTGACCTTGGTGCGCTCTTTCATGAGCTCAATCGTTCCGTCTTTGAGCATCGCTTGGATGCTCGGCGCGGCCTTGTTCTGCTCCCAGATGTGCGAAGGGAACTCGTTCCAACCCGGGCGAAGCCAGTGAACCTCTTGAGGCGACTGACGACTGTCGACGCGCATTTCGGTGCGCGTCTTTCCGGTTTTCTTGTTTCGTAGAGTGACCGCTTTTTGGGTCACGTATGGGAGCGAATGAACATTCGTCCCGCCGTATTTGATGAACATATTTCGGTGTCTCCTAGCCGAGTATGAGGGTTAAGCCGATTCGTTGTCTTCGTTAGTAGAGTCCTGAGCTTCGGCTTTTGGCTCAGACTTTGGTTCGATTTTAGAGCCCTTGGATTCGATTGTAATCGAACCGTCTTTGATGTGCTTTGCAATCGAAGGATGGCTTGACGCCGACTCGAACTCTTCCTTGCCGATGTGATTCAGGCCGGGAGCGATCGAGTGAACTCCATTAGGGAGAACGACCGTATTCTTCAAATACGAATGAACTTGGATCAGATTCGGCTTCTTTCCTTCAAAAGTCTTTTCTGGCTCCGGGGTGACTGGACGAACAACGGGCTTGCCTTTGTTCATTTGAACGTTCGCAGGGGATGGGAATCGATTGCCTTTGGCCATTTATTACTCCTTAGATTGATCGCGAAGTGCCGGGTTGTAATACAAAATATATTACAACCCGGCCACTCCGTGAGTGTGTCTAAGAATCGATCAGATTCCGTCGCCGTAAGCAAGAGCCAACGGATAGTAAACCAAGACTCCGCCGCATCGTTCGATGCAGTTGGTCTTGTAAATGAGGTTCCTGATTTGGAGCTCGAGTTGCTCGAAATCGCTTGGGATCTCAAGCGTCAGAACCTCCGGACTACGACGGTAAGCGTACATCCGTGCGTACGGAGCGGAGCCGCTACCGGTGACCCCAGCCGACGCCAGTTCGTTAACCCATTCCACTTGCTTGATGTAGGGGTTGTTCTCAAGGAAGTAGTTCAGGATCGTCTTATCGCTGAAATCCGACCGTGCCGTGCTTGCGACGTAGTTATACTGCGCAAGTGGGAGGAGCATCGTGTCCGGATTCTCAACGCCAAGGGAGACGCTGACGACCGTGTTCGCTACGAGGTTCATGTCGTAGAGAATTTGGTCTGGGGTTTTGTTCACCCACTGAGTCGTCGTGCCGGTTCCGGTCGCTGGAATCGTGACCGAGGTCACGTTCGGAGCGGTGAACAGGCCGACGAGACCGGTGAGGGTGTCGCCGTAAAATGCGATCTTGTTTTCCTTTTGGGCAATCGACCGGCGAGCAGCATTCGCCCGGCGTTGCTCAAGAGGAACGTTGCCGTAGACGGCAGCGCGCATTTCTTGGAGGTTGTACTTGTAAGAAGCGCCCAGCGTCTTCACAGCCGCCGAGTATTCCTTACCGGACACATCCGCGTCTGGAAGGTCGTCAGCATAGTTGCTGATGATCTTCGCAAGACCCGATTGGTCGTACTGGCGGTAGAAGATGTTCTCAGCGCCTGGGTCAGCCTCGGAGCTGACGGGGATGAGTTTACGGGCCTTCAGTTCCGCATACTTGATGTCGTACGTTTGTTGCTTGATGTAGTCGAGCTGACGATTCAAGAACAACGATTCGCCGGCATCGAAGTGAGGCATCTGTTTCATTGCATTTCCCATGTGTTTTTCCTTTCTTCGATTAAGCGATGTTGACTTCAATGACCGCATAGCCTGCGCCGGTCGTGGTTCCGCGAACGAGCAACTGGCCGGTAGCAGCTTGCACGGCGGTTGCCGTGTCAGCGCTATTGCGGAAGTTCCCGAGCGTAGTTCCGCCAGCGCCAGAGGCGAAGCGAACGTATGGGCTGGATCCGTCCGTCATCGCCGTCTCAGCGTTGACCCAGATACGACCACGGCGCATACATGGCACCGAAAAGTACTGAGGATACACTGGAAGCGTGAAGGCTGGGTTTTGAGCCCGGGCCTGGTCGGCTACGACGATACCGAGCTGAGCGCCGACGACAGTGATGTCACCGGACGCAGACGGTGCACGCGCCGCGAGGAACTCAAACGTGGTCGTGTTCGTTTCGTCCGTGATCGCGAGCGTACCGTACGTCATCGCAGCGGCGTAAGCGGCAGCCGACAAAATGTCGAGAACCTCTCCGCTGTCCGCGATTTGGCCGGGGTACGAAACCGCCGGGATGTTGATTGCATAGCTAGTTTGTGGAGCCATAAGTCATCCTTTCCTTTCGCCTATCCGGCAATTATTTACGTTTCGCGGACAAATCAGACTGCCAAAGAGCCCGAGTCGAGCTGATCATCTTTTGGCGAGCGGAGGTCGGGTCAACTTCGGCGGAGTCCATGCGGTTGCCGTTCTCGTCAACGAGTCCGAGCATTGCCCGGCCAGCGTTCTTGCGAGATTCAGAACCTTCCTCTTCGTTCGATTCCAGAATGCTGTCGAAACGGCTCTGGAGATAGACCGAGGATTTGCCTTCGAGATCAGCCTTTGAGTGGCGGTGCTTGATCACGGTGGCGCGGATTTGGTCGTCCGTCATCGAATCGAACTTCTTAGCGAGTTCGTATGGGACGAGTTTTTCGGCCTGGCGTTCAAGCTTCACGCGAGCCCGGATGCGCTTCTCGGTGGAGTCCATGCGATCTGGCTTCGCTTCGCCAGCACCCATGGAGGCCGAGGCCATGGCGTCGAGCTTGCCCATTGCGGCGTCGTACTTGTCTTTCATCTCAGCGAAATCCTTTTTGAGTTGATCAACTGGGGACATCGCAGCTCCGCCGCCTTCGGCAGCGTTTCCGCCTTCAAAGTCTTTCTTTGCGAAAGGGTTCTTCCCTTCCTCTTCCTCGTCGCCCATGTCTTCGTCGGCCTTGCCGCCCTTGGTGACGCCACCGATGACTCCGTGCTCATCGCCGTCTTCTTTCTTGCCCTCTTCCTCTTCGTCGTCGGTCTTTTGGGATCCGCCGCCGGTCATCGAGCCTGGCTTAGGGCCAGTCTTCGCGCCGGAAGAGCGGCCGTCTGGGCCGCCTTGCTCCACTTTCACTTGTGGAGAAATACCCTTCTGATTGATGTCCACGTCTGCTTTGTCTTGTCGCTTTGCCATGTTTTCCTCCAGTTCGGAAAGTTTCGCTCTCATTTCATCGTAACGATCCAGGAGGTCCTGCATCGTGTCCGCTTCGTCGGCAGGGAGTTCAATCTCCTTGCCTAAGATCACAAGTTTCTTCGTCGATGGGCCTTCGGAGTCGGTCGCTGCTTCCTGAGCGAACTCACTGCGATTAGGGATCGAATCCTCATCACTACGCATCACGGCGTCAGCGCTGTCAAGGCGCATGCGAACTTCAGGTCCGGCCCGGCCGCGCTTGACCATCGCGAGATGGTTGTACTTGATATTTTTCTGGCGATAATTATACGGAGCGCCGTTGTACACGCCTTCCTCTTCAACGACGTCGCAGAGGTAACCGCTCGAGAGCTCGCGAATTCCTTCTTTCTCGACGGCGTCGATTCCCTCTTGCTCCTCGACGATGAGGTCGGTGTCGAGAAGATCGCGATTCACTTCCACGCGTTCCGTGGTGTGACCGACCGAATATTGGCCGACGTTCGCAGGCGTCAGCATGACGGGCGGGTGCTCGATCGTGACGGGAGCGTACTGAAGAGTTTTCATCGACTGTGGATCGAACACGTCATCTGGATGCCTCAGCTCTCGGCGAATTTCACCACTGCCGGTCAGATACGGAAAAACACCGACACGCGTAGCGAACCCAGGGATCTTCAAAAAGCCCTGCGGCGTCTTCTCTACGCTTCGCATCTCACCGAAGTCGAACCGTTTTACAGACGTGCCAGACTTTTTCATGTCAATGATCCAAATTCTGACAAAAGTTTAAGCATAGCGCAAGCCGTAAGGCGGGCGGCGATCAAGGCCAACCGATAAAACCCTGATCGCCGCCACCTGTTGGTCTGGGAGACTAGTCAGACCATATTTCATCCGTGAGCTTCGCCGCTCTTCCCTGAACATTTAAAAGTTTCCTCTATGTGGAATAACGCGTCAAGTTTCGATCACGTCTTCGATGATCGGCTCGGCCCAGCAACGGCACTGAAAGTCGCGCTTCGGATGCGCGCGCCGCCCAGTCCGCTTGTCGACGATGGGGGGTTTGGACCAGTCAAAAATCTGGCCGTCGAGTTCTTTATGGTCCTTCCGAACGCGCGAATCCTCTGAAGTTCTCCAGCGATAGCGCGTGAATCCGAGTTGCTTCTGTCGGTGCTCTTCGAGGGCTCCATTGACCTTGCCAATCTGATCGCGCGCGATGAGAGCGGCCTTGTTTCGCGTTACCGCGAAGTTCTTCAGAATGGCTTCCTGAATCTGCGACGAGGGAGCGTCGGCCGTGATCATGGCCACGAGCTGATTCTTGAACACCGGGAGCTTCTCGAGCGGAATCGAACGGATCAGGCCAACGTTCTCGTCGACCACGTTCTGGTAGTACGGCGTCAGTTTTCTGTCATGCATGAACGGCTCGAAGTCGGGAGCGGGCTCCCCGGCTTCTTTGTAGACGGCCTTCATGGTGCGGTTCGTGTTCGACTTCGAGTTGCGGCTGACTTTTGAAATCATCGCAAGCGCCCAGCCCCTGAGCATTGGATCTGGGAAAATGCGCGCGAGATTCTTTTCAACCCATCCAAAAAGGCGTTTCAGCTTCGCCTCGATGTTCTCGTCCATGCGCGGCTGCTCGAGCGCTGCGACCTCGCGCATGTCGGGGAGGATCTCTTTCAGGCCTTTGCTCATGAGCAGTGCGTAGGTCTGCGCGTACTTCCGGAGGTAACGGTGATACTCGCGCTCGGCTGAGGCCGGGTGTGATGGCTCAGGTAGGCGGCGTCTCATCGTCCAGTGTACCTAACGACGATGTAAAACCCGCACGACGGACAACTGATGTCGTAGCGGTCTTCGGTGAACACGTTGAAATAGCCCTTCATGCAATGCCCGCACTGGTAGCGATGATTCCCGAGCCAAACCGCTTTGATCGGAGGGTCGTCATAGATTCCTGCTTTCACAGTAAAAACCGTGAAATCGTTCGTGTTCACCGAATCATTCCGAGATGTGATAGAGCCACATTATTCGGATGCGCGAGATTCCCTTCGATCTCATCGGGTAACTTTTCTTTCGTGTTGACCCAGCGGAACTCGTCGAACTCTTTGTCGGGGTCTTTCTTGAACGTTGGCTTGGTCTCGCCGTCATGCTTATGTTCGTACATATGGACCGCGACGGATTTCCCCATCTCAGGCTCGACAAGCCGAGAGCCAAGGAACTTGAGCTTTTTGGCCTTGAGTCCGGTCTCTTCGTCGAGCTCCCGTACGCCGCCTTGATGAGCGCTCTCCTTTGCCTCGATGTGCCCGCCAGGCAGCGCCCATCGACCGTCCTTCCGCTTACCCATCAGAATCATGTCGCCATCACGTACGACGATGGTCGCAGCGCGTGTTGGCTCTGGCTTGTCGGCTGAATCGTACGCGTAGTACGAGCCGCCCTCGACTGCTTTCGACGACCCTTCGCGCGCGACACCTGCACTGCCTGCGTCCTTCTCGAAGTCAAATCCACTTGGCGAGGTCATTCCGTTTCCGCGTGTCGGCAGAAACGTCCGAGGCTTATTCGGGATTCCCGGACCCTTGATATGCGGGTCAGTGCGCGGATCGCGCATCGGTTCGCTCATGGTCTGCGAGATGAACGACTCGACCTTAGGCACTGGGTTCTCGACTTCGAGCTTTTGGTTCTTCGGGTAGAACGCAAGCCCGGGGTTATTCTCGCCCTGAAACAGACCCTCAACTCCGCGTCCCTCTACGGTCGGGTTGCCTACATCCGCGTCGCCTTTAGAGTTGGCCATCGGGAACTTCTTTTTAGGCTTGCCCTTCAGGTTCTTGTCTTCGCCTTCGGGGTTACGCACATCGTTCCCAGGCTCGGGCTCGGACGGAGGTGGCTCACCTTTCAGCGATTTCTCTCCGGTGCCGCTAGTGGACGAGGTCGTCGACTCGCCTTCCGGGGGCTTATCGCCCGTGCCTGGAATCCCTTCGCCTGGATCATTGCCTTCCATGCCCGGCATCTGACCGCCAGGAATGAGGTCGCCGCTCTCCCGGCCTTCCCAGTCGAGTTTAGTTTCGATCGAATACTCATCGTTGCTGAAACGCGACTCTGCGACCTCAGTCGGGTCGATCACGTTGTGGGTCATGTAAATGTCGTCGGCTTGCGCAACCTTGAGCCTGAGGTCTGCGTTCTCCATATCGTCGAGTACGCGCAGTGATTTGAATTTGAA